AAGCCCTCAAAAGATTTAATTTGGTCAATACCTTTGTCAGAAGTTTTCATTATGTTGCCTGAGTTGATGCAGTTAAAATACCGTTAGTAAAAGTCATGCTGCCGTTAGTACCACCTGTAGTTAACTTAGCAGTAGTAATAGTTCGTGTAATACCACCAGTAGGTACAATAGTTCCTGATACACTTACACCAGTAAGAGTACCGCCAGTAATAGCCACAGTGTCAGCGTTCTGTACAGCAATAGTACCTAGACCTAAGTTTTGTCTAGCCCCTGCAGCATTGTTAGCTCCTGTACCACCTGCAATAATAGGAGTTATAATGTTGCCATTTTGTGCTTGCTGTATGTAGTTTCCTAAGTTACGAAACCAATCACGCCAGCTTTGTACTTCACTAATTTTATCTTGTGGGATAGGAGGTAAACTATTAGCCATTATTTATCACTCTTTAAATAATTATCCATTTTATCTAAAATTTGTTTTTGTTGTTTAGAATAATGTTTATTCATTTCAGAATCAGGAAATTGTTTAAATAAATAACCACGAAGATAAGTAGGTTTACCTGTTTGTTCTAACCATTGTTTGTAAGGACGGTCATCACCACGTTCATGGTCTTCTCTATAAAACTCACGAAGAGAAGCCTTTGCTTCAGGGGTCTTTAATGTTTGTTCAAATTGTTTATTAAGTTTATACAATTCTGGGTGGTTTTCTTTATCATTAACAAGATTATGAGAAACAATGTCACCAGCTATATCAGTAGGTTTAACATTTTTATCTAATACTTGAATTACATGTTTATCTTCTGGGACACCTTCTGGTCTTTTAAACTTTTCATCTCCAGGGTCTCCTGGTTGCCAATGTTCTAATTTTCTAAAATCATCTTTAGAAGTAGGCTGGGACTCAACATAACCATAGTCTAAACCTTTTAATTTAGGGTACATATCTTGAGCTTGTTGTAATAGATTTTTTTGAGGCTCTAAAGTAGATTGTCCTGTAGTATCTCCCATTGGATTAGTAGAAGGAGTATAGCCACCTACAGAAGGAGTAGAGCTTTGCTGACCCATTAATCCTTGTAATAGTAAGCTATAATCCATTATCTTCCGTCCTCTACTTCAGTAGCATAACCACAGCCTTGTAAGTCATCTAAGCACTTTTGTACTTTTTCACCAATGTCTGTACGATAAGCAATAGAGTTAGGAATCTCAATTTTCTTTTTAATCTTGCCGTAAACTGACTCACGAGCTTTCTCAATAGAGTCACCTAGTCCTACTACTGTGCAGACATAGTCGCCAGCAGTTACAAACATAGGGACATTTTCTTTGAGTTCTCCGTCAACCATTGCAGGACCTTTGCCCCACTGCACTTCACAAAGATGTACATCATTGATAGCATCTTCCATTGTCAAGCCCCAGATAGGATAACCAGAGTTTTCCTTTTTAGTAATATGGCTAAATGGATAGTCAGGAATTGTTACAACAACACCGCAAGCAATCTTGTCTGAAGTCTTTAAAGTATCTTTACCATCAATCATGTCAAGCATCCACTGAGCAGGGTCACCCTTGTGCAAAGACATCTGAATGTTAAACAAAGGCCAGCCTGGACGAGTAGTAAACTCTAAAGGCCATGCTTTACCATTCTTATCAATAATACAGTTAACGTCAATGTAGCCTGTGTAGCCAATACCATGAAGCATGTCTTCTAATGGTTTAAGCATCTGGTCAGCTAGTTTAGAGTCTTTGGTGTAGCGAACAATAGTACCTTGCTCACCAGTAGTAACACCAAGTTCGCCATCCATGAGCTTCTTGTGTTCCCAGGACTCACAAAAGTTCTTAGAAAAACCACCAGCACCGAACCAGCCACCTACACCAAACTCAATACCTGGACGGAACTCTTGAAGAATAAACTTACCTTTAAAGGAGTTCTTTTTCTTCCAGCGAGTTAACATGTATAGCATGTCAGCAGCAGACTTAGCTACATAGGATAAAGTCTTGTCTCCGTCACCAATAGGCTTAGACACAAAGCGACGTGGGTTCTCTTTGACGTATGCAATAGCATCGTCATAGTTGTCAAAGGTTTGACTAGGAATGGTTTCAATACCAGCCTTGTTAAGAATCTTCTCACCGTAGTCACGCTCTTGTTCCCAGCGAGTACCTTCTAGGTTCGCACCAAAGATGGGATAACCTTGGTCACGATAACGCTCTAGACCATAAATATAATAAATGTTATCTGTAACAAAGATTAAGTCAGCCCACTTCATGTGGTCTTCCCACGAGCTAACTCGTTTAATTAGACCACCATCACCTACTTCAGCACGTGAACCATCTTTGTTATGACGTAAGAATAACTTAACTTCATGCCCAGCTTCTTGACTTCGTAGTCCAAAGGAAAGACCGCAACCGCAGCCTGATGGGTCGATAATTAAAATCTTCATAAGTTTCTCATACCTGCAATAGCACCAGCAGTAATAATACCATTAATTAAACGAACGGCTCTATTAATATCTTGAGGAGTCTCAGCACTATTCATCACATCAGAAATCTGTTTAAATTTCTTAGGGTCGGTAACAATACGCTTTTCTACTTCTGGTCCAATTCTATTCCAAAGAACACGAGCTTCTTTAGCAGGAATGTTTTTTAGATTGCCAGTAAGTTGTGTCAAGAACATATTCTGACCTTCAGGAGTTTTGCTTAAGTTCCAAACTTGTCTTTCCAAAGCACCTGCAGCAGCTTTAAGTTCTGTAGTACCTTCTGCTTTAACAACATCTTCAAATAACGATGGAAGAGCGTCTTTAGCTTTGTTCATAGCAACTTGTTCAAAAGCACCACGAGCATGTGCTTCCCAAGGCTGTCCTTTAGAGCCAGGTTGTTTCATTAACCAACCATTAAATTCTTTTTCAAGTTTAGAACCTTCTTCCCAACGCAAGTCTCTAGCTGCTGGGGTAGTCTTAGAAGAAAGGTCAGTACCGTATTTAAAGTCTCTTAGCTTAGTAAGGACATCTGCACCAGGAAGAGGGTTACCATCTGCGTCTTGGAATAGTTTTTTATATTTACCAGCTTGAGCAGGATTTACTTTACCTTCAATAGTAGCTGCACGATTAAAGAAAGAACTGCCTACAAAAGGTTCTTCAGCTTTATTAATAGCGGAAGCAGCTTCATTATAAATATATTTCTCAGCATCTGTTCCTTCAGGAATCTTAGCACCAGTAGTTTTTTCAAATCTAGAAGCAATGTTTTGACGCATTGCTGTAGCTTCTACAGATTTCTCTTCTGCAGTCTGAGCTACTTTAGCTGCTTTACCTTCAATGCCTAATACATCTTCAATAGCACCAACGTTAACAGGTTTTTTACTTTCTAAAAACTCAGCACCTTTTTTAACTACAGTACCGATACCAGGAATACCTGTAAGTTGTTTAGCAGCCATGCCAGCAAAGCGAGCAGTATTTTCTGCTGCTTTCTTTTCAATCATTTGTCCTACTTTAGTAGACAATCCTGCGCCAGGAGTGACCATACCTGCTAAGAATTGTGTGCCAGCACCAAAGCCTAAATCTTCAGCACCTGCTTCAAGCAGTCCTGACACAGCTCCGCCAATAGCCCCTACAGTTCCTGTAACGATAGCACCAGGACCTGTGAAAGCTCCTATAGTACCTCCTACAATACCGCCTGTAACAGCACCTGCAGCAGCTCTGGTAGCGTAATCTCCAGCAGTTACTTTACCTGCTTTAGAAGGGTCACGACCAAAAAGTTCTTTAGCTTTAGCACCTGTATCAACCATGCTCTGTTTGTCTTTAGCAGAAGGAGCTAAATGGTTAATAATTTCAGTAGGAGTATAGCCAGACTTCTCAGCAGCATTTTTATCAAAGCCTGACTGCTCAGACAAGTGTGCAGCTATTTCATCATCTGAATAGCCAGCCTGTCTAGCACCTACAACATCAAAATCTACTGGCATGGAATTTCCTTAGAGTTGCAAGTCGCCTTGACCAAATTTAAAAGAACCGCTTTTACCGCCACCGCCAAAGGAGCTAAGAGGAGGACGTTCTTTTGTACTATCCACACCATACTTTTTGTCTTCTTCTTTAGTCTTAGAAGTTTCAGTATCCATAAAGCTTTTAGAAGATTTAGAAAATAGCAATGGATATTCTGCTTTGTCTAAGTTTTCTCTGTCAGCACCAATACGACGATTTAAGTTACGTACAGCATCGTCTTGACGGTCTTTTAAAACACCTACAAGAGATTGAGGGCTTAAAGACTTATCATAGATACCTACGAACATCTTTTCTAAGTATTGGTTAATACGACCACCGCCAGAAGCAGCAGCGTCTTGTAAACCTAGAGTAGCTAATTCTTTAGCAAGAATAGCAACTTCTTCAGTATATTTATTATCTTTGTTAGAAGCTACGTTATCCAACAAGTTTCTAGTTAAACCGCCTGAGCTTTGTACAAGAGAAGCAAGAGTACCTACAGCAGCAGGGTTTTTAGCAATTAAATTAGAAACTTTTTCTGTTTGCTGAAGAACGTCAAAATCACCTAAAATAGCAGTCTTAGCTTTAGCACCTTGACCAACTAACTTATTAGGAGCAATAGAAAATTCTTTGCCTACTTGAGCAATGTCACCAATCTGCTTTTGAATCGGCATGGACACATCTTCATACATCTGAGCAACTTCAGCTTTTTTATTAGCTTTAGTAGTCTCGTAAGAAATGTCAGCAGTCTTACCACCACCAGATAAGTTCTTTTGAATTGCTTCACCAACAGTAACTTTACCTTGTAAGTCAGGGTTAGCAGCGATTACTTTTTCACTTAATACATCTTTAACAGGAGTAGCAGGGTCAGCTTTAGCTAACTTTTTAGCATCGGTATCCCCAAATCTCCACCATAAATCTTTATTGGCGTTAGTAGGCTGTAAACCAGCAGCAGAGATTTCTTTAGTAATTTGACCTTCAAGAATTTTAGCAGCTTTTTCTTGAGCATCTTTATTGCCTTTAAGTTTAGAGAACTCAGGCAATGAAGGGTCTTCTTCACGAATCTTATCGTATGTTCCTTTAGTAATACCATACTTACCAACAGCAGAGGATGTTTTACTTTCAGCACTATAAGCAGCATCACCTTTAAAACCACCAGATTCAACGCTTGCACGAGAAGACAAGAAATCACCTGTACCTTCGGTAGCACCTGCAGTAGCAGCTCCTGCTTTCTTTTGATACTTAGGAAGAACACCAGTTTCTCTAGTTAGCTTTTCTTCTGCAGTTAAAGGTAGACCATTTTTAGCTTTAGCTTCAATACGGTTTAGTTCAACTCGTAAATCTCTTGTGTCCATTAAGTCTTGACGATTGTCAACAGAGATAGCTAATGCCTGTGCTTTTAAATGCTGGTCAGCAGTCATTGTCATATCTATTAATGCTTTTTTCTTAGCAGCAAAATCCATATTAGGATTACGCATTATAGATTCTACAGACAGACGAGCAGCAGGGTCTTTAACAGTTTCGTTAATTACATTTTGTAACTGACTGTCATCACCAGCACTTTGCAGTAATTGACCAGCGTATTCTAATTCACCTTGTTTAACTTTTATAGTATCAAGCTGTTGCTTGTTTACGTCTGTAGATAAATCTCCAGCTTGCTTTTGTAGCTTATAAGCAGCAGAGGATAATCCTTTGCTTTGTAGCATACCAGCAGCTTGGTTAAGTGTAGCGGCTTGCTTAACAGGGTCTTTAATATCTTCAGGTGTT